TTATGGACGCATTATGGACATTCCTGACACCGGGTTAAGAGTCACAGCATCTTGTAAGAAATCCGGTGCAAAGTGTGCGTAGGTCATAGTTTGCTGAATGTTAGAATGACCCAGGATGCGCTGCAATGTGATTATGTTACCTCCATTCATTATAAAATGTGTGGCAAATGTATGCCTCAAAACATGTACTGCTTGTCCGTCAGGTAAATCGGGTTTTACTTCCCTGAGAGCGTTACGCACTTTGTAGTAACTGGCATTAAAAAGCCTGCCTGAATTTTTGGTCTTGATCCGTTTAATCAGGTCCTGCGAAACGGGAATTGTCCTGCGTTTTCCGTTTTTAGTTTTCATAAACGTAACCATCTGGTTAATGATGTGTTCAGCTTTTAAATTAGACACTTCACTCCAGCGTCCACCAGTAGAAAGGCAGACCAGAGTTGCATTTAATTCATCACCATCAAGCATGGATAACAGCCGCGTAATCTCTTCACTGGACAAAAAAGCCATTTCCGTAACAGCTTCACGTAACCGTTTAATCTCACGGAACGGGTTGTGAGAGTGGTATTCACCGGCGTCAATTAACTTGGTGAACATCCCGCTCATTATTGCCAGATGTCGATTTACGCTGGCTGGTTTCAGACCATCGTTCATCATTACAACGCGATAATCAGTTATCGTTTTCTTTGTTAGCTGGTCAGCTCTGGACACTCCCATTTCTGCAAATTTGGCGATTATTGTCGTTAAACGCCCCCGTTCAATATCTCCACGCTCATGTGATTTTCCGTGATATATCCACCATCTGCCTAACAACTCTGTAAGAGTTCGGCGGTCGGCTGGTTTCTCCAACCACTCTTTGTTGTGGTAGTTAACCAGTACATGACGTTCGAATGCTTGAGCTTCACCTTTAGTTTTAAATTTCCGCCTGATACGTTTTCCATCTGCACCCTGCGGTCTGACGTCCACTTCATAACGACCATCATCGAGCTTTTTAATAGACATAAAGCCCTCCGATGACGCTGTTTACTTCTACTACTTGAAAATTAATGCAATTTTCTTTCGTACATTTACTACACACATATGCTGAATAAATCGTCAGCCAGTCTTCTGGTCTGAGTGGTGCAAGGTTGTTGAGTCTTGCCCAATGTGTGCGAGAGCCGGGGCTATTTGTCCAGCTGCTGGATCTGTTTCATCAAACATGAACCAGTCACGATACTTGCGAAAGCGTGGATGCTTAAACAGCTTCATACCTGCTTCCATAGGCATTTTTGATTTTCCTGATTCATATCCATGATATGTGTAGTAATTAATTCCAATTAATTCAGCAAGTTCCTTAGTTTTAAGGCGTTCAGATTCACGGATGAGCTTTAGTTTCTCACTTTGTTCACTTGACATAATTTTGCTAATCTCCAATTATATTGTTACTTGGCAATTTGTGATTTGCTCAAAAAGGCTCTAGATGGCTCCAGTTGGTGAATCGCAAATCTTATGGAGGATAGCAAAGTGACGACAAATGTAGAAATTTCTTGTCCAACTAGCGATGAGGCAAGTTTCGAAAATGAAGCCAAACGTAAAAGCATTCAGATTTCAGAGCGCCCATCTGATTTGCTGTCGAAAGAAGGTTTTGCTCTTTACATCGGTAAGACACCACGCGCGGTGGCTGAAATGGCTAAAGCAGGAAAGCTGCCAGCCTTCTACATGACAGACCCATTAAAACCAAGAGGGAAAGCTGAATTATGGATTAATCGCCGTGAGTGGGACAAGTACGCAGCCCAGCTAGTTGATGAAGCTCCGACAGAATGGCATGACTGGAAAAATCGCATTAGTTACAGCAAATCAAGACATGGCCGTGCGGCTTAAGGTGGAAAGGATGAACGAGCCTCGTTGTATTGCTCAGTTATTGCGTAACGAAAGCCCCAGGGCGATTGACTTCACCATCACCCACGGTAAGGGTCGCAAGGGAATCATTATCCGCACCAAAAAACAGAGTCCGTTAAAAAAGGCTCTGACCTTTCTGAAAAGCCGGAGGGTCTGGAAATGACAGTGATGACGCTCAATCTCGTCGAAAAACAGCCAGCAGCTATGCGCCGGATAATTGGTAAGCATCTTGCCGTCCCTCGCTGGCAGGAGACATGTGATTATTATAATCAGATGATGGAGCGCGAACGGCTAACGGTTTGCTTCCATGCGCAGTTAAAACAGCGTCACGCAACGATGCGTTTTGAAGAAATGAACGACGTCGAACGTGAACGACTGGTATGTGCAATTGATGAATTGCGTGGGGCATTCTCAAAACGCCGTCAGGTTGGCGCAAGTGAATATGCATATATTAGTTTTTTAACAGTCAGTCAGCGCCGTACTTTATTTATGCATGCCGGATTGACTGAAAAAGAATTTAACCAGCCATACTGGCGAATTAATGAAGAGTCATGTTACTGGCGTGATGCTTTATTCCGTGCGTTACGTGAATTATTCAGTCTGTTTGAGTATGCACCGACAATTCTGACGTCGGTAAAACCAGAGCAATATCTGCATTAAGTAATTAACCAGAGTTTTTAACGCACTTAATCGTGCGGGGCTTCTTTTTGCCTGGAGAAAGTCATGCATACAGTTTCTGAAAATCAGTGCGGTAAATACGCATTACTGCTGCAACAGGCCAGAACCGAAGCACAGGCCGACGCAGCGACGCGCTTTTCTTCTCATCTTGACGCCATGATTCGCCACATCACAAAGGCGGAGTTATCCCGCGTGGAGATAGTCGAGCTGCTCAGTCAGGAGTCGGAAAAATTTCACAATATCGGATTATCTCGCGGGGAGGTGCTTTGATGTCCTGTTCTCATTCAGTTGTATTACTGAATAACGCCTTAAAAATCGCTGTTATGAAAAATGGCGATTTGTCTCTTATTCAACTGGGTCTTGATAAAGAAAAACGCGAAATAACTGAGTCTGTTATCGCGATTTATCAGAACGAATTAAATCTCCTGTCTGATGTGGTCAATTTACTTGTTAAACGCGCTGTATTTCACAAGCAAATCTCCTCCGTGGATGAACTGACGAAATTAACGACAGAAATTGCCAGCTATTGCGCTGATGAATTTAAAAAACTTAACGACAAAAGGAGCTGGTAATGCCGGACAACGTAGATTTTATTCAGGAACAACAGGCTGAATTACTGGAGCGCCAGATTAACGCGGCAAGAGTAAAACATTGCGGTGCTTCTGCGCTGGTTTGCGAAGAGTGTGACGCGCCAATACCTGCTGCCCGTCGTGCGGCTTATCCGTCAGCCACGCGTTGTGTTTCCTGTCAGTCAGTCTTTGAAGCAAAAAACAAACATTACCGGAGAATGGCATGAGCATTCGTATTGAAATTGGCGAACGTTATGTCGTTACCAGTGACAGCTTTCAGTTTATTCTCCACGAGAAAAAGAGAGCGGAAAGCGGTAAAAACGCCGGTCAGGAATGGCTGGCGGTGGTTGGTTATTACCCGAAATTAAGCCAGCTCGTTTCCGGCCTGATGCATCACGATATTCTGACCGGAAGCGCAAAGTCTTTTGCTGATTTAAACGCGCAGGTTGAGCAACTCAGCAGGCGTTGTTCAGAGGCTTTTGGCTCATATGGCCGTTAAAGCCTCCGGGCGTTTTGTCCCTCCGTCAGCATTTGCCGCAGGCACCGGTAAGACGTTTACCGGTGCTTATGCATGGAACGCGCCACGCGAGGCTGTCGGGCGCGAAAGACCCCTTACACGTGACGAGATGCGTCAGGTGCAAGGTGTTTTATCCACGATTAACCGCCTGCCTTACTTTTTGCGCTCGCTGTTTACTTCACGTTATGACTACATCCGGCGCAATAAAAGCCCGGTGCACGGGTTTTATTTCCTCACATCCACTTTTCAGCGTCGTTTATGGCCGCGCATTGAGCGTGTGAATCAGCGCCATGAAATGAACACCGACGCGTCGTTGCTGTTTCTGGCAGAGCGTGACCACTATGCGCGCCTGCCGGGAATGAATGACAAGGAGCTGAAAAAGTTTGCTGCCCGTATCTCATCGCAGCTTTTCATGATGTATGAGGAACTCTGCGATACCTGGGTTGATGCACATGGCGAAAAAGAATCGCTGTTTACGGATGAGGCGCAGGCTCACCTCTATGGTCATGTTGCTGGCGCTGCACGTGCTTTCAATATTTCCCCGCTCTACTGGAAAAAATACCGTAAAGGACAGATGACCACGAGGCAGGCATATTCTGCCATTGCCCGCCTGTTTAACGATGAGTGGTGGACTCATCAGCTTAAAGGCCAGCGTATGCGCTGGCATGAGGCGTTACTGATAGCTGTCGGGGAGGTCAATAAAGACCGTTCTCCTTATGCCAGTAAACATGCCATTCGTGATGTGCGTGCGCGCCGCCAGGCAAATCTGGAATTTCTTAAATCGTGTGACCTTGAAAACAGGGAAACCGGCGAGCGCATCGACCTTATCAGTAAGGTGATGGGCAGTATTTCTAATCCTGAAATTCGCCGGATGGAGCTGATGAACACCATTGCTGGTATTGAGCGTTACGCCGCAGCAGAGGGTGATGTGGGGATGTTTATCACGCTGACCGCGCCGTCAAAGTATCACCCGACACGTCAGGTCAGAAAAGGCGAAAGTAAAACCGTCCAGCTAAATCACGGCTGGAACGATGAGGCATTTAATCCAAAGGATGCGCAGCGTTATCTCTGCCGTATCTGGAGCCTGATGCGCACGGCATTCAAGGATAATGATTTACAGGTCTACGGTTTGCGTGTCGTCGAGCCACACCACGACGGAACGCCGCACTGGCATATGATGCTTTTTTGTAATCCGCGCCAGCGTAACCAGATTATCGAAATCATGCGTCGCTATGCGCTCAAAGAGGATGGCGACGAAAGAGGAGCCGCGCGAAACCGTTTTCAGGCAAAACACCTTAACCGGGGCGGTGCTGCGGGGTATATCGCGAAATACATTTCAAAAAACATCGACGGCTATGCACTGGATGGTCAGCTCGATAACGATACCGGCAGGCCGCTGAAAGACACTGCCGCGGCTGTTACCGCATGGGCGTCAACGTGGCGCATTCCGCAATTTAAAACGGTTGGCCTGCCGACAATGGGGGCTTACCGTGAACTACGCAAATTACCTCGCGGCGTCAGCATTGCTGATGAGTTTGACGAACGCGTCGAGGCTGCACGCGCTGCCGCAGACAGTGGCGATTTTGCGCTGTATATCAGCGCGCAGGGTGGGGCAAATGTCCCGCGCGATTGTCAGACTGTCAGGGTCGCCCGTAGTCCGTCGGATGAAGTTAACGAGTACGAGGAAGAAGTCGAGAGAGTGGTCGGCATTTACGCGCCGCATCTCGGCGCGCGTCATATTCATATCACCAGAACGACGGACTGGCGCATTGTTCCGAAAGTGCCGGTCGTTGAGCCTTTGACTTTAAAAAGCGGCATCGCCGCGCCTCGGAGTCCTGTCAATAACTGTGGAAAGCTCTCCGGTGGTGATACTTCGTTACCGGCTCCCACACCTTCTGAGCACGCCGCAGCAGTGCTTAATCTGGTTGATGACGGTGTTATCGAATGGAATGACCCGGAGGTCGTGAGGGCGCTCAGGGACGCATTAAAACACGGGCTGAGAACACCAAATCGTCAGCAGAGAAACGGAAGCCCGTTAAAACAGTATGAAATGGCACCATCGGCCAGACTGACCCGGTCGGAACGAATGCAAATTACCCGTATCCGCGTTGACCTTGCTCAGAACGGTATCAGGCCGCAGCGATGGGAGCTTGAGGCGCTGGCGCGTGGGGCAACCGTAAATTATGGCGGGAAAAAATTCACGTATCTGGTTGCTAATGAGTGGTTCGGGTTTCAAGATGGCGTGTCATTTTTCATATAAAACACTTTAAAATTCAATGTAATGAACGTATATCGTATATCGCTTTAATATGTGTTATTCTTCTTTGTTGTTAATGTTTGGTTTTATATGAAAAAATATTATATATAGAAAGATCAAATACAACGGTTTACTTGTTATGATGCAATTATTGGTTAGTTAGTGAGATACATCGCCATCAATTGGGTATTTTTTACCCGTGGAAAGTTAACACTTTCTACCGTTTACCCCGCGCAACGCCCCTGCCAGCGACAAGAGTCACAGGACCAGGTGGTATGGCGTATGGGAATTCGAACCCTTTGGGCGACAAAGGGTTCGTGGAGCAGGGAGCTAGTGCTGTTCAATCTCATCCTTATGAGGGCGAACCATAGTGTTGGAGCAGACATACCGTTTGCACACTATGGGCATAAGGAGCAAATCATGAAGAATGATAAATTAACCAACGAACAGCAGGCGCAGAACAAGTCAAACCTGAAAAAGAGGGCTGGTTATGCTTGGGAATTATTCAAATGGGGTATTAGACTGTTTGATTTAGTCACTCGAGCACTGGACTACTTAGAAGGGGGTGGTGAGTAATGCGTCCTCCCTAGTTTCAATAGCATGGAGTTGCCTATGTTACATAAAGCCCTTCGTTTAATAAGGCAATACCATAAAGAATCAATAGTTGAGTTATCTTCATCTTTAGGTATTCCAAAAGACAAAATAGTATCGCTTGAAAGCGGAGTTTGGTCACCGTCGATTGAAGTCTTAGAGCGTTACGCCTCCCATTTCGACATACCAGTATCCTCTTTAGTATTCTTTTCGGAATCATTAGGCACGCAAGGCCGTTTGTCTAAGCGATTGCGTTTAAATTTAGCCGGTAAAGTTCTGGATGTTCTGGAGTGGGTAAGTAATAAAAATGAAAAAACGGAAAAAGCTTAAGGTTAATACTAAAAATAAATCTTATGACATAATGGATTCGCCATTTTACAAACTCAAAAGTAAAAGAAAACTGGCGAATTTGCTTTGTGTTAGTCTTGAAGAATTATACTCTTTGAGAAAAGATGAAGGAAACTATTCCGTTTTTGAGCAACTTTCTAAAAAAGGAAAAGCACGAAAAATACAAAAGCCTTTAGAAAAACTAGAACTTGTACATACACGAATTGCAAGTTTGTTATCACGGATTGCTTTGCCAGAATATCTGCACTCGGGGAAGAAGAAGTGCTCTAATGTGACGAATGCTAAAGCTCATCTTAATAATGAAAAGATGATGACAACAGATATTAAAGCTTTTTTTCCATCAACTACAAGAGGGATGATATTTTCTTTTTTCTTTTCGGTGATGAAAATGTCATCTGATGTTGCTGATGTTTTGTCCCACATATGTACTTGTCATGACCGATTACCAACAGGTAGTCGCATCAGTATGCCGTTGGCATATTTTGCAAATTCAAGAATGTTTGGTGAAATATATCAACTTTGCCAAAAGTTACGAGTTAACATGACTGTTTATGTTGATGATCTCACTTTTTCAGGTAGTAACGTAAATCGATTGTTTTGCGCTGTAATTCGTAAGATCGTTAATAAGCATGGACATGTTATACACCCAACGAAAACAAAATTATATGCCAGAGATAAGCCTAAGTTGGTAACTGGAGTTATTGTATTCGGTAATGCTTTAAAAGTTAGGAATGAGCAGCATTTTTTGATGGCTAGGGAAATAGATTATTGGAAAATAATTAAAGACGCCGAAAATGCGAGAGAAACAATCATTGCCAAAAAGCTCTTTGGCCGTTTGCATTCAATGGGAGTGATTGAGCAACGTTACAAATCGAAGGTGCTTACTTTAAAGGCTAATACTGCAAATTAACATATTGAATGTATTGCATAAAAGCATCAATAATTAAAATGACTTGGCGTTAGTAACGCCGCAAGTGCAGGAATTTACTTTCGATGCAGGCGGCGTTGATTAGAAACCTCAGAAAGTAGTTAGCTATGAAGCTGACGTCACAAAATTAACGCCAAGAGTCAACAGGTTTGTCACTGCTCCAGCAATTACACCTGGAGTTCCGTCTTTTACTGCACTGATAATTTTATCACCCATCGTTTCATTACCGCCAAGTGCTTCGGGTTTTTTGTTGAGCACCGCGAGTGCTTTCTCGGTCAGGCGCACATCATGAAAACCGGTCTGATGGTCTGTTCCGTACAGAATATAGCCGTTTTCGCTTAGGAAAGTGAATGTGCCATCAACCACACTACGCAACTGATTCAGTGCTTTCATTTCTGGTGAGTTAAGTTGGTCAAAGTAGTCATCAGGTAACGCGGCGTTAAATTTTTTGTAGGTGATGACTTGTGGTACAGGAAAGTTATCCCATAGCACCGCAAAGATTTCTGCCGTCTGTTGGTTGAATAATTCGAGATTTTTGGACATGCATAGTTCCCTTTCATCAATTAAAGACCCTTATGCCGACTGGGCAAAGAGGCTAACTGTAATGGCCTTAAATAACGACCTGAGCTCTCGCGAGGTGGACAGTTACACTGAAAAAATGGTTGAACAAGCCAGTAAAGATGAGCTTATGGTCGTTATAAAATACCTGTTAAATCACATCAGAATGAATAAATAAAATGATCTATATCAAGAAGTTATCTCACATTTATGAAAGTCCGTGGACAACGATTTTTCTGCTAATTGTTGTCAGTACGTGCCTCAACAGTGTGATTGGTGCATTGCGCGGCCAGTGACAACTATAAAAATTGATCAGAACCGGCATCATGAATGCCGGTTTTTTTTGTGCTTTTTCTGTGATATCCCCGTTTTTATCTGTGCATGCAATATGTGCATGGTTTTGCATGTGCCGGAGTTACATGTTCTGGCCGTGCGTCCGCCAAGACTGGCGTGGCTCAAAAGCGGTATTGCAACTGCATTAAAACCGCCCCATGAAGCGGGCGGGCGAGGCGGGGAAAGCACTGCGCGCTGGCAGTGGTGCTGATTTTATTTTTTCAGCGTTTGAGCGCGTCGTGATGGCGTTTAGATTGTGTGCCGGGGTGTTGGTTTGTCTGCGGGGTGTTTTGCGCGGAGGTGAGCGTGTGAGGGCGTGCTGACGGGGTGTAAAAAAGCCGCCCGCAGGCGGCGATGTTCAGCCGTTGTCAGTGTCCAGTGAGTAGTTTTTAAAGCGGATGACCTCCTGACCGAGCCAGCCGTTTATTTCCCGAATCCTGTCCTGTAACGGGATAAGCTCATTGCGGACAAAGACCTTTGCCACTTTCTCAATATCACCCAGCGACCCGACGTTCTCTGGCTTGCCGCCCATCAACTGAAAGGGGATGCGGTGCGCATCCAGCAGGTCAGCGGCGCTGGCTTTTTTGATATTAAAAAAATCGTCCTTCGTCGCCACTTCACTGAGCGGGATAATTTTAATGCCGTCGGCTTTCCCCTGTGGGGCATAGAGAAACAGGTTTTTAAAGTTATTGCGGCCTTTCGACTTCACCATGTTTTCGCGAAGCATTTCGATATCGTTGCGGTCCTGCACGGCATCGGTGACGTACATGATGTATCCGGCATGCGCGCCGTTTTCGTAATACTTGCGGCGGAACAGCGTGGCTGACTCATTCAGCCAGGCAGAGTTAAGGGCGCTGAGATATTCCGGCAGGCCGTACAGCTCCTGATTAATATCCGGCTCCAGCAGGTGAAACACGGAACCGGGCGCGAAGGCTGTCGGCTCGTTGAAGGACGGCACCCACCAGTAAACATCCTCTTCCACACCACGGCGGGTATATTTTGCCGGTGAGGTTTCCAGTCTGATGACCTTGCCGGTGGTGCTGTAACGCTTTTCCAGAAACGCATTACCGAACACCAGAAAATCCAGCACAAAGCGGCTGAAATCCTGCTGGGACAGCCACGGGTGCGGGATAAACGTTGAAGCCAGAATATTACGTTTGACGTAAATCGGTGAGCTGTGATGTACGGCAGCACGCAGGCTTTTTGCCAGACCGGTAAAGCTGACCGGCGGCTCATACCATCTGCCGTTACTGATACATTCGACGTAATCCAGAATGTCACGGCGGTCGAGCACCGGCACCGGCTCACCAAAGGTGAATGCCTCCATTTTCGGGGCGCTGGCGGTCATTTTTTTTGCCGCAGGTTGCGGTGTTTTCCCTTTTTTCTTGCTCATCAGTAAAACTCCAGAATGGTGGATGTCAGCGGGGTGCTGATACCGGCGGTGAGTGGCTCATTTAACAGGGCGTGCATGGTCGCCCAGGCGAGGTCGGCGTGGCTGGCTTCCTCGCTGCGGCTGGCCTCATAGGTGGCGCTGCGTCCGCTGCTGGTCATGGTCTTGCGGATAGCCATAAACGAGCTGGTGATGTCGGTGGCGCTGACGTCGTATTCCAGACAGCCACGGCGGATAACGTCTTTTGCCTTGAGCACCATTGCGGTTTTCATTTCCGGCGTGTAGCGGATATCACGCGCGGCGGGATAGAACGAGCGCACGAGCTGGAACACGCCGACACCGAGGCCGGTGGCATCAATACCGATGTATTCGACGTTGTATTTTTCGGTGAGTTTGCGGATGGATTCCGCCTGGGTGGCAAAGTCCATGCCTTTCCACTGGTGACGCTCAAGTATTCTGAATTTGCCACCGGCCACCACCGGCGGTGCCAGTACCACGCATCCGGCGCTGTCGCCACGGTGTGACGGGTCGTAACCAATCCATACCGGGCGGGAGCCGAACGGATTGGCGGCAAACGGCGCATAGTCTTCCCATTCTTCCAGCGTGTCGACCATGCAGCGTTGCAGCTCCTCGAACGGGAACACCGATGCCTTGTCGTCAACAAATTCACACATGAACAGGTTTTTAAAATCGTCGGCGCTGTTTTCGCGTTTGAGCTGCTCAATGTCGAACAGCGTGCAGCCGCCTTTCAGGGCGTCCTCAATGGTGACAATCTGTCGCCACTGGCCGTCCGCACAGAGAAGCCCACCGGCAAGGGCGTTATGACTGACGTCGATTTCCACGCGTTCGGCGGCGCTGGCGCGTCCCCGGTTAAACAGTTCACCCGACCAGAACGGGTAGGCGTCGTGCGCCAGCGTGGACGGGGTGGAGAAATAGGTCGAGCGCAGGTGACTCTGTGAGGCCATACCTGATGCCACCTTACGCAGTACCTGAAAATTCGGGATCCAGAAAATCTCATCGACGTACAGGTCGCCGTTATGACTCTGCGCGGTGTTGGAGTTGGTGCCGAGAAAAATCAGTTTTGCGCCGTTATTGCCCAGGACAATCGGGTCACCGGTCAGGTCAACGTCAACCAGACGGGCAAAGGCGATGATGTATTCGCGGAACACATACGCCTGCGTTTTACTGGCCGACAGAAAAATCTGGTTATGACCGGTTTTCAGGGCACGCAGCAGCGCCTCGCGGGAAAAATAAAACGTCGCGCCAATCTGGCGGGATTTCAGGATATCGCGGATGCGGTGCTCAAGCCCGGCGCGATACCAGTGCAACTGATAGTCGAAAGACTGCTCAAAGAAAATCTGCTCCAGCTTTTCGATGGCCTCGTCACTGAAAAAATTCTTTTTCGGTTTGCGACGCCCGCCTTTGTTGCGGTTAGCGACGTTCGGATTAAGGTCTGCCTCGTTGCCGGTCTGACTGTAGCGGTTTACCCGTGCCAGTCGTTCAATCTGGCGTCCGAGCAGGTCAATTTCCTTGAAGTCACCACCGGTTTTCTGCGGTTTGATGATGAGCTGGGTCAGTCGCGCTTCCAGACTCATTTCGACACGGCTGATGGGGGCAACGCTGTCCCAGCCGTCGCGCTGTTTCCAGCTCTGCACCGTCGGGCGTTTCATCTGCAACATGGCGGCAATCTGCGGCACGGAAAACCCCTGCCAGTACAGCAGCGCCGCCTGACGACGCGGGTCGTGTAAAAGAGTGGTGTCTGTGGTGATGGTCATGAATACCTCGCCGTGATGAATACACGGCAAGGCTACTGAGTCGCGCCCTGCGATTCGCTAAGGTGCTGTTGTGTCAGTGATAAGCCATCCGGGACTGATGGCGGAGGATGCGCATCGTCGGGAAACTGATGCCGACATGTGACTCCTCTAATCACTATTCAGGACTCCTGACAATGGCAAAAAAAGTCTCAAAATTCTTTCGTATCGGCGTTGAGGGTGACACCTGTGACGGGCGTGTCATCAGTGCGCAGGATATTCAGGAAATGGCCGAAACCTTTGACCCGCGAGTCTATGGTTGCCGCATTAACCTGGAACATCTGCGCGGCATCCTGCCTGACGGCATTTTTAAGCGTTATGGCGATGTGGCCGAGCTGAAGGCCGAAAAGATTGACGATGATTCGGCGCTGAAAGGCAAATGGGCGCTGTTTGCGAAAATCACCCCGACCGATGACCTTATCGCGATGAACAAGGCCGCGCAGAAGGTCTACACCTCAATGGAAATTCAGCCGAACTTTGCCAACACCGGCAAATGTTATCTGGTGGGTCTGGCCGTCACCGATGACCCGGCAAGCCTCGGCACGGAATACCTGGAATTCTGCCGCACGGCAAAACACAACCCCCTGAACCGCTTCAAATTAAGCCCTGAAAACCTGATTTCAGTGGCAACGCCTGTTGAGCTGGAATTTGAAGACCTGCCTGAAACCGTGTTCACCGCCCTGACCGAAAAGGTGAAATCCATTTTTGGCCGCAAACAGGCCAGCGATGACGCCCGTCTGAATGACGTGCATGAAGCGGTGACCGCTGTTGCTGAACATGTGCAGGAAAAACTGAGCGCCACTGAGCAGCGCCTCGCTGAGGTGGAAACCGCCTTTTCCGCACTTAAGCAGGAGGTGACTGACAAGGTGGATGAAACCAGCCAGGCATTCACCCGCCTGAAAAACAGTCTCGACCACACCGAAAGTCTGACCCAGCAGCGCCGCAGCAAGGCCACCGGTGGTGGCGGTGACGCCCTGATGACGAACTGCTGACCGGCGTCAGTCAGTCCGGGAAAACCTTCACGATTAACCCTTAATTTCAGGAAAAACTATGCGCCAGGAAACCCGCTTTAAATTTAATGCCTACCTGTCCCGTGTTGCCGAACTGAACGGCATCGACGCCGGTGATGTGTCGAAAAAATTCACCGTTGAACCGTCGGTCACCCAGACCCTGATGAACACCATGCAGGAGTCCTCTGATTTTCTGACCCGCATCAATATTGTGCCGGTCAGCGAAATGAAAGGGGAAAAAATTGGCATCGGTGTCACCGGCTCCATTGCCAGCACCACCGACACCGCCGGTGGCACCGAGCGTCAGCCGAAGGATTTTTCGAAGCTGGCGTCAAACAAGTACGAATGCGACCAGATTAACTTCGATTTTTATATCCGCTACAAAACGCTTGACCTGTGGGCGCGTTATCAGGATTTCCAGCTCCGTGTCCGTAACGCCATTATCAAACGTCAGGCTCTTGATTTAATCATGGCCGGTTTTAACGGTGTGAAGCGTGCCGAAACCTCTGACCGCAGCAGTAACCCGATGCTGCAGGATGTGGCGGTCGGCTGGCTGCAGAAATACCGCAATGAAGCCCCGGCGCGCGTGATGAGTAAGGTCACTGACGAGGAAGGCCGCACCACCTCTGAGGTTATCCGCGTGGGTAAGGGCGGTGATTATGCCAGCCTTGATGCACTGGTGATGGATGCGACCAACAACCTGATTGAGCCGTGGTATCAGGAAGACCCTGACCTTGTGGTGATTGTGGGGCGTCAGTTACTGGCGGACAAGTATTTCCCCATCGTTAACAAGGAGCAGGACAACAGCGAAATGCTGGCCGCTGACGTCATCATCAGCCAGAAACGCATCGGTAACCTGCCAGCGGTACGCGTCCCGTACTTCCCGGCGGATGCGATGCTCATCACGAAGCTGGAAAACCTGTCCATCTACTACATGGATGACAGCCATCGCCGCGTGATTGTGGAAAACCCGAAACTCGACCGCGTGGAGAACTACGAGTCAATGAACATTGATTACGTGGTGGAAGACTACGCCGCCGGTTGTCTGGTGGAAAAAATTAAGGTCGGTGATTTCTCCACACCGGCTAAAGCGACCGCAGAGCCGGGAGCGTAACCGATGACGAGTCCCGCACAGCGCCACATGATGCGGGTCTCGGCAGCAATGACCGCGCAGCGGGAAGCCGCCCCGCTGCGACATGCAACTGTCTATGAGCAGATGCTGGTTAAGCTCGCCGCAGACCAGCGCACACTGAAAGCGATTTATTCAAAAGAGCTGAAGGCCGCGAAAAAGCGCGAACTGCTGCCGTTCTGGTTGCCGTGGGTGAACGGCGTGCTGGAGCAGGGCAAAGGTGCACAGGATGACATTCTGATGACGGTCATGCTGTGGCGTCTGGATACCGGCGATATTGCCGGTGCGCTGGAGATTGCCCGTTATGCCCTGAAGTACGGTCTGACCATGCCAGGTAAACACCGCCGCACCCCGCCGTACATGTTCACCGAGGAGGTGGCGCTTGCGGCCATGCGTGCCCACGCTGCCGGTGAGTCTGTGGATACCCGCCTGCTGACGGAGACCCTTGAACTGACCGCCACGGCTGACATGCCTGATGAAGTGCGCGCAAAGCTGCACAAAATCACCGGTCTGTTTCTGCGTGACGGTGGTGATGCCGCCGGTGCGCTGGCTCACCTGCAACGTGCGACACGGCTCGACTGTCAGGCAGGCGTCAAAAAAGAGATTGAACGACTGGAGCGGGAGCTGAAACCGAAGCCGGAGCCGCAGCCCAAAGCGGCCACCCGTACCCCGCGTAAGACCCGGAGCGTGACACCGGCAAAACGTGGACGCCAGAAAAAGAAAGCCAGTTAACAACCGAATGCGCCCCGCGCCAGGGCGGCACGCCGGTCAGTGAGGGTGAATCACCTGACGCTGTACCGGCGTCCACCGCCCGACTTTTTAGAGGTAGTCATGATGACGCTGATTATTCCGCGAAAGGAGGCTCCCGTGTCCGGTGAGGGTACGGTGGCCATCCCGCAACCGGCAGGCGACGAGCCGGTGATTAAAAACACGTTCTTTTTTCCCGATATCGACCCGAAGCGCGTCCGGGAACGTATGCGCCTTGAGCAGACCGTCGCCCCCGCCCGTCTGCGTGAGGCCATCAAGTCAGGCATGGCGGAGACGAATGCGGAGCTGTACGAGTACCGCGAACAGAAAATTGCCGCCGGTTTTACGCGTCTGGCGGACGTTCCGGCGGACGACATCGACGGTGAAAGCATCAAAGTTTTTTACTACGAGCGCGCCGTGTGTGCGATGGCGACCGCGTCGCTTTATGAGCGTTACCGCGGCGTGGATGCCAGTGCGAAAGGCGACAAGAAGGCCGACAGCATTGACAGCACCATTGATGAGCTGTGGCGGGATATGCGCTGGGCAGTGGCGCGCATCCAGGACAAGCCGCGCTGCATCGTGAGTCAAATCTGATGAAGACCTTTGCGCTACAGGGCGACACGCTCGACGCCATTTGTGTCCGGTATTACGGGCGCACTGAGGGCGTGGTTGAGAACGTGCTCGCCGCAAATCCGGGACTGGCTGAACTGGGTGCGGTGCTGCCGCACGGCACCGCCGTCGAACTGCCCGACGTTCAGACCGCGCCCGTGGCTGAAACTGTCAATCTGTGGGAGTAACGCATGACAGCAGAAGAAAAAAGCGTCCTGTCGCTTTTCATGATTGGGGTGCTGATTGTTGTCGGCAAGGTGCTTGCCGGTGGTGAACCCATCACCCCGCGTCTGTTTATCGGGCGCATGTTGCTCGGTGGTTTTGTATCGATGGTTGCCGGTGTTGTTCTGGTGCAGTTTCCTGACCTGTCGCTGCCTGCGGTGTGCGGCATCGGCTCCATGCTGGGTATCGCCGGTTATCAGGTGATTGAGATTGCCATTCAGCGCCGTTTTAAGGGCAGGGGGAAACAGTAATGCCGGTAATTAACACGCATCAGAATATCGCTGCCTTTCTCGACATGCTGGCCGTGTCCGAAGGGACGGCGAATCATCCGCTGACGAAAAACCGGGGCTATGACGTGATAGTCACCGGACTGGACGGGAAGCCGGAAATTTTCACCGACTACAGTGACCACCCGTTCGCACATGGCCGACCGGCGAAGGTGTTTAACCGTCGCGGTGAAAAATCCACGGCCTCCGGTCGCTATCAGCAGCTTTACCTGTTCTGGCCGCACTACCGCAAACAGCTTGCCCTGCCGGATTTCAGTCCGTTGTCACAGGACAGGCTCGCCATTCAGTTGATCCGCGAACGCGGTGCACTGGATGACATCCGGGCGGGACGCATTGAGCGCGCCATTTCACGCTGTCGCAATATCTGGGCGTCCCTGCCGGGTGCCGGTTACGGTCAGCGTGAGCATTCACTGGAAAAACTGGTCACCGTCTGGCGTACCGCTGGCGGCGTACCGGCTTAAACGGAGTAAACACCATGAAGAAATTATCCCTTTCACTGATGCTGAACGTGTCGCTGGCGCTGATGCTGGCACTGTCCCTGATTTACCCGCAGAGCGTGGCCGTCAGTTTTGTCGCCGCCTGGGCGATTCTGGAGACGGTTATCTGTGTGGTTGCCGGTGGTGTCGGGGTGTATGCCACTGAGTATGTGCTGGAACGCTACGGGCGGGAGCTGCCGCCGGAATCGCTGGCCGTGAAGATTGTCACGTCGCTGTTTTTGCAGCCGGTGCCGTGGCGCAGGCGGGCAGCGGCTCTGGTGGTGATGGTGGCGACGTTTATCTCGCTGGTCGCTGCCGGGTGGATTTTTACTGCGCTGATTTACCTCGTGGCGTCGGTGTTCTTCCGGCTGATACGTACGGCCTGCCGTCAGCGTTTTGAGGGGCGGGAACCATGTCAAAGCTGATGATTGTGATGGTTGTGTTGTTATCGCTGGCGGTGGCGGGGCTGTTTCTGGCGAAGCATGAAAACGCCAGCCTGCGCGCCTCGCTGGACAGGGCGAACAACGTCGCCAGCGGGCAGCAGACGACCATCACCATGCTGAAAAACCAGCTTCATGTTGCACTCACCAGGGCAGACAAAAACGAGCTGGCGCAGGTGGCACTGCGTCAGGAACTGGAGAACGCCGCGAAGCGTGAAGCACAGCGCGAGAAAACCATCACGAGGTTACTGAATGAAAACGAAGATTTTCGCCGCTGGTACGGTGCTGACCTGCCTGATGCTGTGCGCCGGTTGCACCAGCGCCCGGCCTGCACCGACGCCAGTGATTGTCGTCAACGCCTGCCCGAAAGTGAGCCTTTGCCCGATGCCGGGCAGTGACCCGCAGACGAACGGCGATTTAAGTGCTGATATCCGGCAGCTTGAGAACGCGCTGGCACGCTGTGCCAGCCAGGTAAAAATGATTAAACACTGTCAGGACGAAAACGATGCTCAAACCCGACAGCCTGCGCAGGGCGCTGACTGATGCCGTCATGGTGCTGAAAACCAGTCCCGAGATGCTGCGGATATTCGTGGATAACGGGAGTATTGCCTCCACGCTGGCGACGTCGCTGTCATTCGAAAAGCGTTACACGCTCAATGTCATTGTGACCGACTTTACCGGTGATTTTGACCTGCTCATCGTGCCGGTGCTGGCGTGGCTGCGGGAAAATCAGCCCGACATCATGACCACCGACGAAGGCCAGAAAAAGGGCTTCACGTTTTATGCGGACATCAACAATGACAGCAGCTTTGATATCAGCATCAGCCTGATGCTGACCGAGCGCACGCTGGTCAGTGAGGTGGACGGCGCACTGCATGTGAAGAATATCCCGGAACCCCCGCCGCCGGAGCCGGTTACCCGCCCGATGGAGCTTTATATCAATGGTGAACTGGTGAGTAAGTGGGATGAATGAGTTTAAGCGTTTTGAAGACCGGCTGACCGGACTGATTGAGTCGCTGTCACCGTCAGGGCGTCGGCGACTGAGTGCCGAACTGGCGAAACGCCTGCGGCAGAGTCAGCAGCGTCGGGTGATGGCACAGAAAGCCCCGGACGGCACACCCTACGCACCACGCCAGCAGCAGAGCGCCAGAAAAAAGACCGGTCGCATTAAACGAAAAATGTTTGCGAAACTTATCACCAGTCGTTTTTTGCATATCCGCGCCAGCCCTGAACAGGCGTCAATGGAGTTTTACGGCGGGAAGTCACCGAAAATAGCCAGTGTGCATCAGTTCGGTCTGTCGGAAGAAACCCGGAAAGACGGTAAGAAAATTGATTATCCGGCGCGTCCTCTGCTCGGCTTTACCGGTGAGGATGTGCAGATGATTGAAGAGATTATCCTGGCTCACCTCGACCGTTAGTTGTGCCACTCCTGACACCTCATCGTCACATTGCCGCCGGTATGACCCGGCGGCATCCTTCCCGTTATGAACACTCTCGCAAATATCCAGGAACTCGCGCGCGCACTGCGCAACATGATTCGCACCGGCCTTGTCGTCGAAACCAACCTTAAATCCGGTCGCTGCCGTGTGCAGACCGGCGGCATGTGCACCGACTGGCTTCAGTGGCTGACCTGTCGTGCCGGGCGTTCGCGCACATGGTGGGCACCTTCCGTGGGGGAGCAGGTGCTGATTCTGGCCGTGGGCGGTGAACTTGACACGGCGTTTGTTCTGCCGGGGATTTATTCCGGCGATAACCCCGCGCCGTCTGCGTCGGCGGATGCCCTGCATATCCGTTTCCCTGACGGGGCGGTGATTGAATATGAACCCGAAACCAGTGCACTCACGGTAAGCGGAATTAAAACGGCCAGCGTGACGGCTTCTGATTCTGTTACTGCCACGGTGCCGGTGGTCATGGTGAAAGCGTCAACCCGCATCACCCTGGACACACCGGAGGTGGTCTGCACCAACAAGCTGATTACCGGCACGCTGGAAGTGCAGAAAGGCGGAACGATGCGCGGCAACATTGAACACACCGGCGGTGAACTCTCATCAAACGGTAAAGTACTGCATACCCATAAACACCCCGGCGACAGCGGCGGCACAACCGGGAGTCCTCTATGACAGCACGTTATCTCGGAATGAATCGCAGTGATGGCCTGACTGTCACTGACCTTGAGCATATCAGCCAGAGTATCGGCGATATCCTGCGCACACCGGTCGGCTCACGGGTGATGCGTCGTGATTACGGCTCGTTGCTGGCGTCAATGATTGACCAGCCGCAGACCCCGGCGCTTGAGTTGCAGATTAAGGTCGCCTGTTACATGGCGGTGCTGAAATGGGAACCCCGCGTCACCCTGTCATCCGTCACCACGGCGCGCAGTTTTGACGGGCGAATGACGGTCACGTTAACCGGCCAGCACAACGACACCGGCCAGCCACTTTCGTTAACCATCTCTGTGAGTTGAAACCATGTCGATTATCGACCTGAACCAGCTACCCGCACCGGATGTGGTCGAGGAGCTGGACTTTGAAACCATTCTCGCTGAACGCAAGGCGACACTGATTTCCCTTTACCCGGAAGACCAGCAGGAGGCGGTCGCCCGTACCCTGACGCTGGAATCCGAGCCTCTCGTCAAACTGCTGGAGGAAAATGCTTATCGTGAGCTTATCTGGCGTCAGCGTGTGAATGAGGCCGCACGGGCGGTGATGCTGGCCTGTGCCGCCGGTAATGACCTTGATGTGATTGGTGCCAATTACAACACCACGCGCCTGACTATCACCCCGGCAGATGATTCGACTATCCCGCTGACACCGGCAGTGATGGAGTCTGACACCGATTATCGTCTGCGTATTCAGCAGGCGTTTGAGGGCTTAAGCGTCGCCGGGTCGGTGGGAGCCTATCAGTATCATGGTCGCAGTGCCGACGGGCGTGTCGCGGATATCTCGGTCACCAGTCCGTCTCCGGCCTGCGTCACCATCTCCGTGCTGTCCCGTGAAAATAACGGTGTCGCATCCGAAGACCTGCTGGCCGTGGTGCGTAACGCCCTGAATGGTGAGGACGTCAGGCCGGTGGCCGACCGCGTGACCGTGCAGTCTGCCGCCATCGTTGAATACCAGATAAACGCCACGCTTTACCTTTACCCTGGTCCCGAAAGCGAACCCATCCGCGCTGCTGCCGTGAAAAAACTGGAAGCGTACATCACGGCACAGCACCGGCTGGGGCGCGACATCCGTCTGTCTGCTATTTATGCCGCTTTGCATGTGGAAGGCGTGCAGCGTGTCGAGCTGGCTGCACCACTGGCCGACATTGTGCTCAACAGTACGCAGGCGTCTTTCTGCACCGAATACCGCGTCGTGACCGGAGGCTCGGATGAGTGATTCGCGACTGCTGCCGACCGGCTCATCACCGCTTGAAGTTGCCGCCGCAAAAGCCTGTGCGGAAATTGAAAAAACGCCGGTCAGTATTCGTGAGCTGTGGAACCCGGACACCTGTCCGGCAAATCTGCTGCCGTGGCTGGCGTGGGCGTTTTCGGTCGACAGGTGGGATGAAAAGTGGCCGGAAGCGACAAAACGCGCCGTTATCCGCGATGCCTATTTCATCCACTGTCATAAAGGCACTATAGGTGCAATCCGGCGTGTGGTGGAGCCGCTCGGCTATCTCATCAACGTGACGGAGTGGTGGGAAAACAGTGACCCGCCCGGCACCTTCCGGCTTGATATTGGTGTACTGGAAAGCGGCATCACAGAGGAAATGTATCTGGAAATGGAGAGGCTGATTGCTGATGCCAAACCTGCAAGCCGTCACCTTATTGGTCTGAACATTACCCAGGACATTCCCGGCCACCTGTTCGCCGGTGGTGTGGCTTACGACGGCGATGTAATTACGGTTTACCCCGGATAAGTGAGGAATAATGAGCACAAAATTCAAAACCGTTATCACCACTGCCGGTGCAGCAAAGCTGGCAGCGGCAACCGCGCCGGGAGGGCGGAAGGTCAACATTACCACGATGGCCGTCGGGGATGGTGGTGGTAAATTGCCTGTCCCGGATGCCGGACAGACAAAACTTGTTAATGAGGTCTGGCGACATACCCTGAATAAAATCAGTCAGGGCAATCGACACAGTAATTATATTATCGCAGAGCTGGTTATCCCGCCGGAGGTGGGCGGTTTCTGGACGCGTGAGCTTGGCCTGTACGATGATGCGGGAACGTTAATTGCCGTGGCGAACATGGCCGAAAGTTATAAGCCTGCCCTTGCCGAAGGCTCAGGGCGTTCGCAGACCTGCCGCATGGTCATCATCGTCAGCAGTGTGGCCTCAGTGGAGCTGACTATTGACACCACAACGGTGATGGCAACGCAGGATTACGTTGATGACAAGATTGCAGAGCATGAACAGTCACGACGTCACCCGGACGCCTCGCTGACCGCAAAAGGTTTTACTCAGTTAAGCAGCGCGACCAACAGCACGTCTGAAACACTGGCCGCAACGCCGAAAGCGGTAAAGGACGCCTATGACCTTGCTAACGGGAAATATACCGCACAGGACGCCAGCACGGGGCGAAAAGGTCTTGTTCAGCTAAGTAGTGCCATCAACAGCGAATCTGAGACGCTCGCAGCAACGCCAAAGGCGGTTAAGACAGCATATGACCTTGCTAATGGCAAATACACTGCACAGGACGCCACCACGGCACGAAAAGGGATTGTTCAGTTAAGCAGCGCCACTAACAGCGATTCTGAAACACTTGCCGCGACTCCAAAAGCGGTTAAAGCCGCGAATGACAATGCAAACGGGCGCGTTCCTGGTGAGCGTAAGGTCAATGGCAAACCGCTGACCAATGATGTCAATATTACATCGCAGGATATTTTTAACGGTCAGAGTATTGGGATTGGTGCAAACCAGAATCTGGATAATTACAAAACGCCGGGACTGTACCATCAGCCACTGAATGCGAATACAAGCGCATCGCTGAAATACCCGGAGAATCTTGCAGGTACTCTGGTTGTGCTTAGAAATGCCGGAATAACACAAATTTACTATGTCTATAACACATCAAGAAGCTATACCCGCAGCCAGTATTCAACGGGTGGCTGGACACCATGGACACCGCAGGATTCATTTCCGGTAGGCGCTCCAATCCCGTGGCCTTCTGATTCAGTACCTACAGGCTATGCCCTGATGCAGGGGCAGACTTTTGATAAAGCAGCCTATCCCCTGCTTGCAGCAGCTTATCCGTCAGGGGTGATTCCAGATATGCGCGGCTGGACAATCAAGGGCAAACCCGCCAGTGGTCGCGCTGTATTGTCTCAGGAACAGGATGGCATTAAATCGCATACCCACAGTGCCAGTGCATCCAGTACGGATTTGGGAACGAAAACGACCAGCTCGTTTGATTACGGGACAAAAACGGTTAGCACGTTTAACCACGGGACAAAAACGACAAACAATACAGGAGCACATACGCACACTGTCGGTGGTCGTTACGGTGGTGACTCCATCGGGGGTAAACAACGCGTACAGGTATCAGGAACCAACCAGGTGTCAAGCTCTGCGGGAGCACACGCCCATACAGTCGACATTGGTCAGCATAATCACACGGTTGGCATTGGTGCTCACAGCCATTCCATTGCGATTGGCGCGCATAGTCATACCGTCACTGTAAGTGCCACAGGTAATTCAGAGAACACCGTAAAAAACGTTGCGTATAACTATATTGTGAGGCTGGCATAATGACTTTCAGAATGAGTGCAGAGACACAAACTATCCGCGTTTTCAATTTACTTGATGGAACCAATGAATTTATTGGCGAAAGTGACGCATATATTCCGCCGCATACAGGTCTTCCAGCAAACAGTACAGACATTGCACCTCCAGATATTCCGGTGGGTTTTGCCGCCGTTTTCAATGCAGATGAAATGAAATGGGATCTGGTGGAAGACCATCGTGGAAAGACTGTCTATGAAACAAAAACAGGAGCAGCCATTTATATTTCTGAACTTGGCGCATTACCTCCAGACGTGACAGCCATTTCCCCGGATGGGGATTATCAGAAATGGAACGGAAATGCGTGGGTGAATGATGAGAATGCAGAGCGTGATGCGCTTGTCAGAGCGGCTGACTCTCAGAAGAAAGAGCTGATTGCATATGCAGGTGAAATTATTGCCACGCTGCAGGATGCTGTCGATTTAGATATGGCTACCGAGGAAGAAAGGTTAAGCCTGACACACTGGAAAAAATACCGTGTGCTACTGAATCGCGTTCAGTCGGAAAATACTCCGGATATAGAATGGCCAGAAATGCCGCAATAAATCGTATTAGCTCTGATGTGAGTTTATACATCTATGGCACAGAGTGAAAACCAATCTGACAGTTCGCCCTGTGCCAAAAGCAGAATTTACCCCTTACGATTATACGCCATGTAAAAAACGATTATTTCTCCGTCGCTCTCCCTCGCTGCTAACTTCATTAAAAAATCCTCTGCTAACATCATCAGAAACATCAATAATGTGTTTTAACGCAGAAAGGGTCTTAAATTGCTTGCTCGTTAAGGCTGACTTATCAATCGCTAATTGCTCGTCATTTACATCTTTTAAGTAAGAAAAATACTTACCCAAAAAGCCTGCGATAACATCAGATAGTTGGATAGCCTCTGAGTTGTGGGATTTAACGAATTCATGATTCTGTATTGGTATGCCATTTTCAGTTAACGGGAAGTTTTTAACTTCATCTTGAATGCTTTTTTCTTCATCAAATATGTGAACGGAATTTTTAAATAGATACAAGTTTCTTAAATAAAATACCATAAAGCTATCGATCAGTTTTCGACCATGAAATCCCGATATGAACGGTAGTTCTTCGATTTTTAGAGATTCTTTAACCAAATTTTCGAGTGCGTGTGCTCGAAAATCTGGCAGCATACAACTGTGCATGCATGTAAAATCGATAAGCCAGAGGCAAAACTCATAAATTTTTTCTTCTGGAATATCGGGGTAGTTAAATTTATGTAGAGCATTCAGGAAAACATCGGGATTGCTATTGGTAAGCTCATAAAAATCGCTCTTAAGTGACATGTGGTTCATGATATAAAAAGGATTATGTAGCTCTCCAATAATAGAATCAACAATGTCAATAATAGACCAGTATGTGATATTAAGATTAAAATAATGGATGTAGAAATTGTTTTCGATAAGCCAGTTTAGAATAATTAAAAGCTTATCGGATTTAAGCATATCCAAAAAACCACCCTTAGCGATATATCTGAGTTTTAACTCATTGACACTTTTTTGAAGATTAAGCTTTTGAAACAGGGTTGAATAATCGCTGTCAGTGCTTAACCCTTTGTGTAGTATTCCTGCAAGGATGAAGTTATCCGCCTTTACAACATTAAAGCCAGAATCTTTTAAATATAGTTTTCGAATGTTATTCGTTTCATCATAATAAAACGTATAGACTTCATCAGTATTTTGAAGGTCATTATACTTGATAAGCAACTCTCTAAGTTCATTGACATCCATTTTATTCCCCTAATGCAATTCTCAAACTAAGGTCAATTTCAGTAATCATCATATAAAGTTAGCCTAACAAACATATTAATGAATGTCTGCTGTTCGCTCAAAGCAGGCTGTCAGATTTGATAGCGTTTGGGCTATGTAAACTGTCAGTTGGAAAATGAGTGAGTACAAATCAGGATAGCGGGCGAATTGTCCGCCTTTTCTTTATCTGTTGTTTCATCCACTGACCAGTCAGGTCAAATAGCGTCTCATGCTCTGCACAACAGAAAATAGTTGCACCCATTAACCACGGAGTTAAACGGATGAGTGACTATCATCACGGCGTGCAGGTGCTGGAGATTAACGACGGCACCCGCGTCATTTCCACCGTATCCACGGCCATTGTCGGCATGGTCTGCACGGCCAGCGATGCGGATGCGGAAACATTCCCCCTCAATAAACCGGTGCTGATTACCAATGTGCAGAGCGCAATTGCAAAGGCCGGTAAAAAAGGTACGCTGGCGGCGTCGTTGCAGGCCATCGCTGACCAGTCAAAACCGGTCACCGTTGTCGTACGCGTGGAAGACGGCACCGGCGACGACGAAGAAACGAAACTCGCGCAGACCGTTTCCAATATTATCGGCACCACCGACGAAAACGGTCAGTACACCGGGCTGAAAGCCCTGATGGGGGCGGAGTCGGTTACCGGCGTTAAACCACGCATTCTCGGCGTACCGGGACTGGACACCAAAGAGGTTGCCGTCGCACTGGCATCGGTATGCCAGGAACTGAATGCATTCGGGTATATCAGCGCATGGGGCTGTAAAACCATTTCCGAGGCAAAAGCCTACCGTCAGAATTTCAGCCAGCGTGAGCTGATGGTCATCTGGCCGGATTTCCTCGCATGGGATACGGTTACCAGTACCACTGCCACCGCGTATGCCACCGCCCGTGCGCTGGGGCTGCGTGCCAAAATCGACCAGGAGCAGGGCTGGCATAAAACGTTGTCCAATGTCGGGGTGAACGGTGTTACCGGCATCAGCGCCTCTGTATTCTGGGATTTGCAGAAGTCCGGCACTGATGCTGACCTGCTTAATGAGTCAGGCATCACTACGCTGATTCGCCGCGACGGCTTCCGCTTCTGGGGTAACCGTACCTGCTCTGATGACCCGCTGTTCCTCTTTGAAAGCTACACCCGCACCGCGCAGGTACTGGCCGACACGATGGCCGAGGCGCACATGTGGGCTATTGATAAGCCAATTACCGCAACGCTGATTCGTGACATCATTGATGGCATTAATGCCAAATTCCGCGAACTGAAAAACAACGGTTATATCGTGGATGGCACATGCTGGTTCAGTGAAGAAGCCAATGATGCGGAAACCCTCAAGGCCGGAAAACTGTATATCGACTACGACTATACCCCGGTGCCTCCTCTCGAAAACCTGACCCTGCGCCAGCGTATTACTTCCAGATACCTGGCAAGTCTGGTTACCTCGGTTAACAGCAATTAAGGAGCCTGACCGATGGCAATGCCGCGCAAACTCAAGTTAATGAACGTCTTTCTGAACGGCTACAGCTATCAGGGCGTTGCAAAGTCCGTCACGCTGCCAAAACTGACCCGTAAGCTCGAAAACTATCGCGGTGCGGGGATGAACGGCAGCGCACCGGTAGACCTCGGCCTTGATGACGATGCGCTGTCAATGGAGTGGTCGCTCGGGGGCTTCCCGGATTCGGTTATCTGGGAGCTTTACGCCGCAACCGGTGTGGATGCCGTACCGATTCGTTTTGCAGGCTCTTACCAGCGCGACGATACCGGCGAAACGGTGGCCGTCGAGGTGGTCATGCGTGGACGTCAGAAAGAAATCGACACTGGCGAGGGTAAACAGGGAGAAGACACCGAGTCGAAAATCTCCGTGGTCTGCACCTATTTCCGGCTGACGATGGACGGTAAGGAGCTGGTCGAAATCGACACCATCAACATGATTGAGAAGGTGAACGGCGTCGACCGGCTGGAGCAACACCGCCGCAATATCGGCCTGTGATTTTCATCCGGTCAGCCTGGCTGACCGGTTAACCCCGATTCAGAAGTGAGAAAACCATGAACAAAGAAAATGTCATTACCCTGGACAATCCGGTCAAACGTGGTGAGCAGGTTATCGAACAGGTCACGCTGATGAAACCCAGTGCCGGGACGCTGCGCGGTGTCAGTCTGGCTGCGGTTGCAAACTCCGAAGTCGATGCACTGATTAAAGTGCTGCCGCGCATGACGGCACCGATGCTGACCGAGCAGGAAGTCGCCGCGCTGGAACTGCCTGACCTTGTGGCGCTGGCCGGTAAGGTGGTCGGTTTTTTGTCGCCGAACTCGGTGCAGTGACGTTCCCGAAAAATCTCTCGGTCGATGACCTGATGGCGGATGTGGCAGTGATATTTCACTGGCCGCCATCAGAACTGTATCCCATGAGCCTGACCGAACTCATCACATGGCGCGAAAAGGCGCTCCGGCGAAGCGGAAACACGAATGAGTAACAATGTAAAATTACAGGTATTGCTCAGGGCTGTTGACCAGGCATCCCGCCCGTTTAAATCCATCCGTACAGCGAGCAAATCGCTGTCGGGAGATATCCGGGAAACACAAAAATCACTGCGCGAGCTGAACGGTCAGGCATCCCGTATTGAGGGATTTCGCAAGACCAGTGCACAGCTCGCCGTGACTGGTCATGCACTTGAAAAGGCACGGCAGGAGGCCGAAGCCCTTGCCACACAGTTTAAAAACACCGAACGTCCGACACGTGCTCAGGTGAAAGTGCTGGAATCAGCAAAGCGAGCGGCGGAGGACTTACAGGCGAAATATAACCGCCTGACGGATTCCGTTAAACGCCAGCAGCGGGAACTGGCCGCTGTGGGAATTAATACCCGCAATCTTGCACATGATGAGCAGGGACTGAAAAACCGTATCAGTGAAACCACCGCACAGCTTAACCGTCAGCGTGACGCGCTGGCGCGTGTCAGTGCACAACAGGCAAAACTTAACGCAGTAAAACAGCGTTATCAGGCCGGAAAGGAGCTGGCCGGAAATATGGCCTCAGTGGGCGCTGCCGGTGTGGGGATTGCTGCTGCGGGAACGATGGCCGGAGTTAAGCTGCTGATGCCCGGTTATGAGTTTGCGCAGAAAAACTCAGAATTACAGGCTGTGCTCGGAGTGGCAAAAGACTCCACCGAAATGGCCGCACTACGCAAACAGGCGCGCCAGCTCGGCGACAATACCGCCGCCTCGGCGGATGATGCGGCCGGTGCACAGATTATCATTGCGAAAGCCGGTGGGGATGTTGATGCCATTCAGGCGGCAACGCCGGTCACGCTGAACATGGCGCTGGCGAACCGCCGCACGATGGAAGAAAACGCCGCCCTGCTGATGGGGATGAAATCCGCCTTTCAGCTTTCAAACGATAAGGTCGCTCATATCGGGGATGTTCTCTCCATGACGATGAACAAAACCGCCGCCGATTTTGACGGCATGAGCGATGCGCTGACCTATGCCGCACCAGTGGCAAAAAATGCCGGTGTCAGCATTGAAGAAACCGCCGCAATGGTCGGGGCGCTGCATGATGCAAAAATCACAGGCTCAATGGCGGGGACGGGAAGCCGTGCCGTGTTAAGTCGCCTGCAGGCACCGACGGGAAAAGCATGGGATGCACTCAAAGAGCTTGGCGTGAAAACCTCAGACAGTAAGGGGAATACCCGACCAGTATTTACCATTCTGAAAGAAATGCAGGCCAGTTTTGAGAAAAACCGGCTCGGTACTGCCCAGCAGGCTGAATACATGAAAACCATTTTCGGGGAGGAGGCCAGCTCAGCCGCCGCCGTGCTGATGACTGCCGCCTCAACCGCAAAGCTGGACAAACTGACCGCTGCGTTTAAAGCCTCAGACGGGAAGACCGCCGAGCTGGTAAATATCATGCAGGACAACCTCGGCGGTGACTTTAAGGAGTTTCAGTCCGCTTATGAGGCGGTGGGGACTGACCTGTTTGACCAGCAGGAAGGCGCGCTGCGTAAGCTCACGCAGACGGCCACAAAGTATGTGTTAAAACTCGACGGCTGGATACAGAAAAACAAATCACTGGCGTCAACCATCGGCATCATTGCCGGTGGCGCACTGGCGCTTACTGGCATCATCGGTGCCATTGGTCTTGTAGCCTGGCCGGTTATCACCGGCATCAATGCCATCATAGCGGCAGCAGGCGCAATCTTCACGACGGTTGGCAGTGCCGTTATGACGGCCATCGGGGCGATTAGCTGGCCGGTTGTGGCCGTGGTGGCCGCCATTGTCGCCGGAGCGTTGCTTATCCGTAAATACTGGGAGCCTGTCAGCGCATTCTTTGGCGGTGTGGTTGAAGGGCTGAAAGCGGCATTTGCGCCGGTGGGGGAGCTGTTCACGCCACTGAAGCCGGTGTTTGACTGGCTGGGCGAAAAGTTACAGGCCGCGTGGCAGTGGTTTAAAAACCTGACTGCCCCGGTTAAAGCCACCCAGGACACCCTGAACCGTTGCCGTGACACGGGCGTCATGTTCGGGCAGGCACTGGCTGACGCGCTGATGCTGCCGCTTAATGCGTTCAACAAACTGCGCAGTGGTATTGACTGGGTACTGGAAAAACTCGGTGTTATCAACAAAGAGTCAGACACACTTGACCAGACCGCCGCCAGAACTCAAGCCGCCACGTATGGCAGCAGTGGTTATATTCCGGCGACCAGCTCTTATGCAGGCTATCAGGCTTATCAGCCGGTCACGGCACCGGCTGGTCGCTCTTATGTGGACCAGAGTAAAAACGAATATCACATCAGCCTTACGGGTGGTACTGCGCCGGGGACACAGCTTGACCGCCAGTTACAGGATGCGCTCGAAAAATACGAGCGGGATAAACGTGCGCGCGCCCGTGCCAGCATGATGCATGACGGTTAAGGAGGTGACGAAAAATGATGCTCGCGTTAGGTATGTTTGTTTTTATGCGCCAGACGCTGCCACACCAGACCATGCAGCGTGAATCAGATTATCGCTGGCCGTCAAATTCCCGTATCGGCAAACGGGATGCCTTTCAGTTTCTCGGTGTGGGTGAGGAAAACATCACGCTTGCCGGTGTGCTTTATCCTGAACTGACCGGCGGAAAGCTGACGATGACCACGCTCAGACTGATGGCAGAGGAAGGCCGGGCGTGGCCGTTGCTGGATGGCACCGGCATGATTTACGGCATGTATGTCATCAGCAGGGTGAGTGAAACAGGGAGTATTTTCTTTGCAGACGGCACACCCCGGAAAATTGATTTTACGCTGTCGCTCACCCGCGTTGATGAATCACTGGCCGCGCTTTATGGCGATATCGGTAAACAGGCGGAATCGCTCATCGGTAAGGCTGGCAGTATGGCGACTAAATTCACGGGTATGACGGGGGCGGGATAATGCTGGATGCACTGACATTTGATGCAGGCAGTACGCTGACGCCGGATTACATGCTGATGCTCGACAGCAGGGATATTACCGGCAATATCAGCGACCGTCTGATGAGTATGACCCTGACGGATAACCGGGGTTTTGAGGCTGACCAGCTTTATATTGAACTGAACGATGCCGACGGGCAGGTCGGGCTGCCGGTTCGTGGCGCTGTCCTGACTGTGTATATCGGCTGGAAAGGTTTTGCCTTGGTATGCAAAGGGAAATTCACCGTTGATGAGGTAGAACACCGGGGCGCGCCGGATGTGGTCACCATCCGTGCCCGGAGTGCAGATTTTCGCGGGACGCTCAATTCCCGCCGTGAAGGCTCCTGGCATGACACCACGCTCGGTGCGATTGTTGAGGCGATAGCCTCCCGTAACAGGCTGGAAGCCAGTGTCGCTCCGTCACTGGCCGGAATTAAAATTCCGCACATCGACCAGTCGCAGGAGTCTGATGCGAAATTCCTGACCCGCCTTGCTGAACGCAACGGCGGTGAGGTGTCGGTAAAAATGGGAAAACTGTTGTTTCTCAAAGCGGGGCAGGGGGTGACGGCCAGCGGTAAAAAAATCCCGCAGATTACCATCACCCGCAGTGACGGCGACCGCCATCATTTTGCGATTGCTGACCGTGGAGCCTATACCGGCGTAACAGCAAAGTGGTTACACACCAAAGACCCGAAGCCGCAAAAGCAGAAGGTAAAACTGAAACGCAAAAAGAAAGAAAAACACCTGCGCGCACTGGAGCACCCGAAAGCGAAACCGGTCAGGCAGAAGAAAGCGCCAAAAGTACCGGAAGCACGCGAAGGTGAATACATGGCCGGTGAGGCTGACAACGTTTTTGCCCTGACCACGGTATATGCCACGAAAGCGCAGGCCATGCGCGCCGCTCAGGCGAAGTGGGATAAACTGCAACGGGGCGTTGCGGAGTTCTCCATCAGCCTGGCTACCGGTCGGGCAGATATTTACACGGAAACGCCGGTCAAAGTGGCAGGCTTTAAGCGCGTCATAGACGAGCAGGACTGGACAATCACTAAGGTGACACATTTTCTGAATAATAGCGGCTTCACGACGTCCTTAGAGCTTGAGGTCAGGCTTTCTGATGTGGAGTACGAAACAGAAGATGATGAGTGATGTTTTTATTTTATCTGTTTGTTTTATAAGGATAAATTAAATAAAATGGCACCATCAACAAAACCGGAAGAGGTGCTCGCGATGTTTCATTGTCCTTTATGCCAGCATGCCGCACATGCGCGTACAAGTCGCTATATCACTGACACGACAAAAGAGCGTTATCACCAGTGCCAGAATGTGAATTGCAGCGCCACGTTCATCACTTATGAGTCGGTACAGCGATACATCGTGAAGCCGGGAGAAGTCCACGCCGTGAGGCCGCACCCGTTGCCGTCAGGGCAGCAAATTATGTGGATGTAA